CACGACGACCATCACATGTGCGACGACACCGTTCGAGTCGTCGCGCTGTTCGCCATCGAAGACGGCAAGCCCAAGACGTGGTACGGGAACGTGAAGATTTCAGACTGAGCGTAGTACCTTAGACTCATGTCTGACGAACGCCCTGTGCTGATCATCGACGCGATGAACGCCTTCGTGCGAGCTTACTCTGCCTACCCGCAGATGAGCTCGCACGGCTACCAGATGGGAGGCTGCGTCGGCTTCCTCAAGACTCTTCAGAAGCTGTCGCGTGAGCAATATCCGCGACAGATCTACATCGCCTGGGAGGGTGGAGGGTCTCAGCGTCGACGCGTGCTCTACAAGGAGTACAAGATGAATCGAAAGCCTGTCAAGCTCAATCGATTTTACGGCGACGACATTCCCGACTCTGACGACAACAAGCAACACCAGCTCATCGCTCTCCTCGGAATGCTCAAGAACATTCCCGTCTGTCAGGTCTATGTGTCAGACTGCGAGGGTGATGACGTGGTGGCGTACCTGTGCAGGGGACCGCTGAGAGACCAGCAGAAGATCATCGCGTCGTCCGACAAGGACATGTACCAGCTTCTCGACGACAAGACGCGGCTGTACTCCTTCCACCGCAAGAACTTCATCACAGCAGAAGACATCTTCGAGGAGCACCACATCAAGGCCCACAACTTTGCTGTGGCAAAGTCGATCTGCGGAGACGCGGGAGACAACGTTCCTGGAGTGCCGGGCGTCGGATTCAAGACCGCAGCCAAGAAATTTCAGGTCCTCGGCAGCGACGAGACCGTCTTGGTGCAGGACATCATCAGCTACTCAGCTGCGCACGTGAGCGAGTCGTCGTTCTACAAGAAGATCGTCGACAGCGAGGATGACATCAAGCGCAATTGGCGCCTCGTGCATCTGGACGGTTCGATGCTGTCGGCGACGCAAGCAACCAAGGTGGATCACATCCTGAATACATTTGAGCCCTCTTTCGATAAGATGGGCCTCATTCGCGGTCTCATCAAAGAGGGCATCAACGACTTTAACGTCGACAATTTCATGATGGATCTTAACTGTGTAGAGCGCCTGAAAATCAGGTCCGGAGACTGAGCACCTTAGATTTGGAAGAATCTTCTAAGAGAAGATCACTACTTAGAACATGAGCAAATTCTTCGTCTATGTTGACTACACAACTGAGGAAATTTCGCGTCCTTACTACGTCGGCTATGGGCAGTCTGACAGGGTCAAGAAATTGACGAGAAACACTCATCACAAGCACGTCTCAAAGAAGTACGGATTCCGTCGCGATGTTGTTCTTGAAACTGACGATCTCACAGAGGCGAAACAGCGAGAGATCACTCTGATTGCAGAGTTGCACACATTCGTAGGTGATCCTGAGTACGTCTTTGGCACAAATTACACCATCGGCGGAGACGGTTCTACTGGTCATCCTCAGCCTCCCATCACTGAAGAACACCGACAAGCAATCCGTCGTTCAAATTCACATCCCAAGTCTCTCGAAACACGCCAGCGGATGAAGGAAGCTGCACAGAGACGTGCAAATGATCCCGCCTGGAGAGAGAAGATGTCAGAAGTCTCTCGAGAGCGTTGGAAGAGCGATGAGTATCGTGAAAAGGTTGCAACTCAGACAACTGGGAAAAAGCGCACTGATGAGCAAAGAGAACGATTTTCCGCAGCGCAGCAAGAATCATGGAGTGATCAAGACAAACGTGATCGAGCGAGTGCGGCGGCCAAGAAAAGGTTTGACGACCCTGCTGAAAAGGAACGGGTTTCTGAACAGATGTGTGAACTGTGGAAAGACTCGAGCTACAGAGAGAAACGAGTCAAGTCATACAGAAAGTACTCAAAGAGGAAGCTTGAGCCTCATGAGAAAGCGAGAATCGCAGAGAAGATGAAAGAGCTCTGGAAAGATCCGAACTACAGAGCGAAACGATCGAAAGTGTACAAGAGGAAAGATGTCTGACGACAAAGCCATTTCATCAAGCGTCTCATTCTCAGTCTTCGGCCGCTCTTTTCAAGAAAAGTTGGTGCAGGCTCTCCTGACCGATCACAAGTGGGCGGAGCAGATGTGCGAAGTGGTCGACAACTCCTACTTCGACCTCAACTACCTCAAGTTTCTCGCGGAACGGTACTTCGCTCACTCCAAGAAGTACAAGGTGTTCCCCACCCTGCAGCTCCTGGTCACCATCGTCAGAGACGACCTCAAGGTGGGCACGGACCTCATTCTCCGCGATCAGATCGTCGAATACCTCCAGCGCATCCGCACGAATCCTGACCCGGGCGACCTGCCCTATGTCAAGGACAAGTCACTGGAGTTTTGCAGGAAGCAGGCCCTGAAGAAGGCCCTTGAGTCTGCCGTCGACCAGATGCAGGCCAACAAGTACGAGTCCATCGTCGAGACCATCAAGAAGGCCGTGTCAGTCGGCACCGTGGCATCAGCGGGTCACGACTTCTTCAACGAGATGGACGCTCGCTTCACCCACCTCCGCCGAGACACGATCGCCACAGGTCTTCCAGAGCTCGACAAGAAGGAGATCCTCCAGGGTGGCAGCGGTAAGGGAGAGCTCCACTGCGTCGTGGGAGCCTCCGGCAGCGGCAAGTCTCACTTCCTCGTCATGATTGGCGCCAACGCGATGCGCCACGGCAAGAACGTCCTCCACTACACGTTCGAACTGTCGGAGACGTCGGTCGGCATTCGCTACGACTCTAACCTGTGTGCCATCGACTCCAACGAGGTGATGGACAACAAGGATAACGTCAAAGCGCACTATGAGAAGGAGAAGCTAGGCCGCCTCTTCATCAAAGAATATCCGACGAACACTGCGACTGTCCAGACCCTACGTGCTCACGTCGAGAAGCTCTCACTCAAGGGCTTCATTCCGGACATCATCATCATCGACTACGCGGACATCATGCGGTCGTCGAGGCAGTACGACTCTCTTCGCCACGAGCTGAAGCTGGTCTACGAGGAGCTCCGAGCCCTCGCCATGGAATTGTCCCTTCCCATCTGGACTGCCTCACAGTCCAACAAGGAGGGCGCAAATGCGGACGTCATTGACATGACCAACATGTCAGAAGCTTACGGAAAGGCTATGATCTGTGACCTGATCGTGTCTTTGTCCCGTAAGCCCCATGAGAAAGCAACCGGATGGGGTCGTCTGTACGTTGCAAAGAACCGAGCAGGAAGGGACGGTCTGGTCTTCCCGGTCAAGATGAACACAGCACGCAGCACCTTCGAAATTGTGGGCAATGCGGACTCACCGCCTGAGGAGACGATGTCCGCCGAGGACGCCCAAAAGAAGCTGCTGCTTGCGCGTTGGAAGGAAATGAAGAACGCTTTTCCTGAGGCGAAGAAGTCTGGCGACCAGGGTTGACTGCTCAAGTTCGAGCGATAGTTACTGAGCTACCCACCGAGAGAGAAGAATGACGACATACACGCGCGATGAGGCTTTTTCAGCATCTCTGGACTACTTCAAGGGCGACGAACTGGCGGCAAGCGTTTTTGTGTCGAAGTACGCTCTCCGCGATGGAGATGGAAACATCCTCGAGTCAACGCCCTACGACATGCACTGTCGACTGGCACGAGAGTTCGCTCGGATCGAGAAGAAGTACATCAATGGAATGTCCTACGAGACGATCCTGGGATACCTGACATCCTGGGAGATCGTCCCGCAAGGCTCGCCCATGTCCGCGATGGGCAACGGCTACAAGATGCAGTCTCTGTCCAACTGCTTCGTGATCGATGCGCCTGAGGACTCCTACGGTGGTATCCTCTATGCCGACCAGGAGCAGGCCCAGATCATGAAACGCCGAGGCGGAGTCGGATTCGACATCTCCACGATCCGACCGAGAGGCCAGAAGACTGCGAATGCCGCCGGCACGACTGACGGCATCGGCATCTTCATGGAACGCTTCAGCAACACCTGCCGCGAGGTGGCCCAGGGAGGCCGCCGCGGCGCGCTGATGCTCACGATCTCGGTCCTCCACCCTGAGATCGAGACCTTCATCAACATCAAGCGCAACCTTACGAAGGTGACCGGCGCCAACATCTCCATTAGGCTCACAGATGACTTCATGAAGGCGGTCGCTGCCGACGCGGAGTTCACTCTGCAGTGGCCAGTCAACGTCCCGCTGGAGAAGGCGACCATCACGAAGAAGGTGCGAGCCAAGCAGATCTGGGACCAGATCGTCGACTCCGCCTGGACGTCGGCCGAGCCCGGTCTGCTCTTCTGGGACACTGTCACGAAGTGGACTCCGACTGAGGCCTACGCGCACAAGGGCTACGCCAACATCTCGACCAACCCGTGCAGCGAGCTGATCCTCAGCGCCTACGACTCCTGCCGACTTCTCCTTCTCAACCTGTCGAAGTTCGTGAACTTCCCGTTCAGCAGCGCTGACCAGGACGCTGAGAACGCTTCGCACTTCGACTACACGCGCTTCGTCGAGGTCACGAAAGCTGCCCAGCGTCTCATGGACGACCTAGTGGACCTGGAGATCGAGGCGATCGACAAGATCCTCGCCAAGATCGACAGCGATCCCGAGAGTGACTCTGTCAAGAGGCTGGAGCGGGACCTGTGGGTCAAGATCAAGAATGCCACCTCGGGCGGCCGTCGCACGGGATTGGGAGTCACGGGACTGGGCGACGCTCTCGCCATGCTCGGACTGACGTACGGCGAGCGTCCCGCGATCAGAGAGACTGAGACCATCTACAAGGAGTTGGCTCTCGCCGCTTACGATTCGTCTGTGCAGATGGCTGAGGAACGCGGATCGTTCCCGGTCTACGAGTGGGCAGCAGAGCTGGAGAGCCCGTTCCTCCGTCGCATCATGGACGCATCTCCCGAGCTGGTTCGCAGGTGGAAGAAGCACGGTCGCAGAAACATCGCTCTCACGACGACCGCCCCCGCCGGCAGCGTGTCTGTCCTCACGCAGACCACGAGCGGCATCGAGCCCGCCTACCTCCTGTCCTACAAGCGCCGCAAGAAGATCATGTCGACTGACACCAGCGCTCGCGTGGACTTCACTGACGACATGGGAGACAAGTGGCAGGAGTACAAGGTGTACCACCACGGCTTCAAGCAGTGGATGGAAGTCAGCGGCTGCACAGAGGACCAAGTGGAACAGTCGCCCTACTCCGGAGCGACCTCCGACAAGGTGGACTGGACGTCGTCCGTGGACCTCCAGGCCGCAGCCCAGAAGTGGGTGTGCCATGCCATCAGCAAGACTTGCAACCTCCCGGCAAATGCGACCAAGGAGACCGTCGCTGAGGTCTACATGCGAGCCTGGGAATCGGGCTGCAAGGGACTCACGGTCTACAGAGACGGCAGCCGTGCGGGCGTCCTCGTCGCGGATGACAAGAAGGACGAGCCCAAGAAGGACACTACCAAGGTCGTGGAGAACCACGCCCCCAAGCGTCCCAAGGAGCTGCCGTGCGACATCCATCGCATCAACGTCAAGGGAGAGGCGGGCCCTGAGTCCTACCTCGTCCTCGTGGGAAAGCTGGCGGGAGACCCATACGAGATCTTCTGCGGCCTGTCGTCGCACGTGGAGGTCCCACGCAAGGCCAAGACGGGCACCCTCATCAAGAACGGCAAGAAGGACGGCGTCGCCACCTACAACCTGATGATCCCGTTCGGTGACGACGACTGCCTCCTGTTCAAGGACATCGTGGAGCTCTTCAGCAACCCCCTCCACGGAGCGTTCACGAGGTCCCTGTCGCTGTCTCTCCGCCACGGCATCCCAGTCCAGTACGTGGTCGAGCAGCTCGTCAAGGACAAACACAGCGACATGCAGAGCTTCTCTCGAGTCATCGCTCGAGTGCTCAAGTCCTACATCCCGGACGGCACCAAGTCGACCTCCGACAAGAAGTGCCCCGAGTGCGGATGCGAGTCTCTCACCTACGAGGCGGGTTGCCCGAGGTGCACGAACGTCGACTGTACCTGGACGAAGTGCAGCTGATGCCCGGCAGGATCTTCATCGACGAGCCCGAGGCATCGTACATTCAGCGCCTCGCTAGTCAGATTGAGTTCATGGTCTCGCAGGGAATGACCCGCAAGAACGCGGAGCTCTGGGCGCCAACCACTCTCGAGGCCGCGGATTCGGTCGATGCTGACATCATGCGAGATCTAGAGGCGATTCAAAAGGCGACGTAACTTAGTCAGATCAGTCGATCTGGTATAGTTACATCATGAAGTCATTCGTCTACTGCATCACCAATGCCGTCAACGGGAAACGATACGTCGGGAAAGCAAATGATCCTGAGTATCGCTTTCGTGCTCATCTTTATGCTGCTGCCCGCGGCGAAGAAACGCGTTTGTACAGAGCGATCCGAAAATACGGTGATGACAAGTTTGAGTTGAAGATTATCTCTGAGCATGAGACTGAGGCAGCGGCATTCATTGCAGAACACGCTCTTGTTCTTGAGTTGAGCACTCATCTTGAGGGTTACAACATGAATGAGGGTGGAGAAGGTGGATTTGCACCCAACGAAGAGACTCGTGCAAAGAAGAGTCGATCAGCAATGGGTCGTGTTCAATCTGACGAGACGAGGCATAAGATTAGCGAGACTCGCAAGTCACGAAAGATCCCGTCCCCTCCCAAGACAGAAGACGGACTTCGTCGTATCAGCGAAGCGAACTTGGGAGTCAAGCGAGATCCCACAGTCGGTCAGAACATCTCAAAGAGGGCGGCTGAGCGCAAAGCACTTGGCATAAAGCGCAAACCTATCTCTGAAGAGACTAGAGAACTTCTACGTCAGCGAACTGTTTCTGAAGAGACTAGAGAACTTCTACGTCAGCGAACGACAAAGTTTTGGGAGACGAAGCGACAACTTGTAAAGATGGCTCCCAGTGAGATAGAGTCATCACAACAAGAAGAAGCTCAAACTCAAGAGGAATCTGGAACATGACAAAATTGTGTCAAATCATCGCAGTCGAGAAGTCCATCAAGAACAAGGCCCACGCGGGCATCACGGACATCTATCAGAAGATGCAGAAGCCGGCCCTCGTGTCCGGCATCTCGCGCGTCTACCGTCCCAAGGAGGATGGCGGCGAGCAGCTCCCGTCGGAGTCCACCCGCGTGCAGCTCAATGCCTCGACCTTTCTCAAGGACGTGGCCGCGGTCCTCACTGACCTCCTCGACGTGACCGCGACGAAGGACTACGCCAACTGCGTGGCGACTGCCGACGTAGTCGTGGGCGACGTGACCCTCGTCGCTGCAGCTCCGGTTCACTACCTGCTCTTCCTCGAGAAGAAGCTGGTGGACATCCACACCTTCGTCAGCAAGCTTCCGACCCTCGACCCGTCGGAAGACTGGAACCCGGACACGAACGTGGGCTGCTACGCCAGCAAGCCGGCGGAGACCACGCGCACGAAGAAGGTGTTCGTGCCCCTCGTCCTCGCTCAGGCGACTGACAAGCACGCAGCACAGGTGAAGGAGGGCTTCGAGGACCAGATCGCTGGCTACTGGAAGACCATCAAGTTCTCTGGCGCCCTCCCGGCCGGAGACGTGGCACAGATCCTGGACCGCGTCGAGCGGCTCCAGCGAGCCGTCAAGTTCGCCCGCGAGGAAGCCAACTCGCGCGAGGTCGAGCAGCAGAAGGTCGGCTCCAAGATCTTCAACTTCCTGTTCGCTTAGCAGCGGACAGACCAAATTTCCGGCGGGCATAGTCCCGTCGGGATGCGCAAGCTGAGGCTCAACCTCAAGCTTACAATAGTCGCGAGGGAGCAATCCCGTCCTGGTTCGAATCCAGGTCCGCCCACCAGGCTCTTCGGAGCCCCTAACATGGGCGGATGGCGGAACGGCAGACGCTAAGCGACACGTCAACCTGAAGCTATCGCAACAGGTTCACCTGCAGTGAGAGGTACGAGCTAATCAATCTC